GAAGTATTAGCAGTTAAGCTCTCACTATCGAAGTAGTTATTTGCGCCTACATTTAAAGATGCGGAATTAGTCACTGCTATCGTATTACCCATAGCATTCCCATGGACGGTACAGTAATAGCTCAAAGCCACTGGAGCATTAGCTGCAACAGTGAGTGTAACTTTAGCACCTGCCTGCCCCGGAGTTCCAGTAACCACGACCCCAGTAGAGTATGAGCTACCTGCAGCATCCTTAAAGCGTAACGGATGACCAGAGTTTGAGCTATTAGACAGGTCAAAGATGTAGATGTATGTTCGAGATAATGTTAATTTAGGGTATGCTACCCCGTCAATAAAATACCTATTAGCCCCTCCATAGGAAGCAACGGTTACAGCGTAAGTTGTAGTAACCGCAGTTCCCGGACCTATGGCAGTTGTTTGTGGGTTAAAAGGTGAAGGTACCCCAGTTTGAGAAATGCCAACTAAGTCTGATTGCTTACTCATTAGGTCTGCTCCAGTACGCTTACAATAACATCGCATGAGGAGGCAGTGTCAGAAGTAACAATAACTGTGTCAGCTGCTTCTAAAATAACCTTACCATCTAGGACAGACAGAGCTGAACCTGTTGGGATTGCTACGTTCTTGACAAGATAAACGCCAGCAGTTTGAACGTCTACCCTAATTTGGGAAGAAGTTTTATTTGCTAAGTTACAACCGATCATTACCGAAGTAGTAGAACCGGGTACTGTGTAAGTTGTTGTCGCGCTTGCTCCAACTGAGGCAGATGTGTAATTTTTAAAGGTATTAGCCATTTAATTATCCTAAAGCTATTGCGAGGGCAAGGGACTCAGACTGTGCCGTAGCTAAGATAACTGCCTTAGTGGCACCGTCTAACGCCTCTGCATCTACGTTCAAACCGTTTACAAAAGCCTGATTTACTCTCGTGTCGATTGCAGAGTTGGTTCTGGCTGCAGTGTAGTACAGGTTTGAGCCTTCGGCCAAATCTGCGGTGTCATGGTTTGCTAGACTGGACACGGTTCCCGTAACAGGGGCCGTAACGGTGTTAAACACGACATCACTACCAGTGCCGACAGCTTGCCCAATAGAGAACTGTGTACCAGATAAAGCCATTCCCGTGCCAGCGGTGTAGATTGGAGAGTCAGAAACTAGAGCAAAAATAATATTTGTTGTTCCAAAGGTGATAACACCCTGTGTAGTCATAACGTCAAGCTCACCACCGTGAACCGTGCCATCGGTGATAAAGAACGCATCCCCTTGTCCCAGTGCATCTGAATCACTTGGGGCGTAAGAATCGGCGTCTGTAGCACGGGTTAGCACCCAGTTGGTGCTGCCATTCCCAACAGTAGTAACTGTATAGACACCGTTGTGGGTTTTATTGGTTTGCTCTTGAATCATTACGCGGTTGGTTGCGCTAAGAGAGACGCCGTCAAGAACTAATGCTGCTTGAGTGCCTGCGTTAGTTAGTGTCGCACCAACCCCACTTGAACCGTTGCTATATGTAGCGTTGAGGTTCGCGGTTGCTTGGGCCCTAGCCGGCGTATGATAGTGAATGCCCGCAGCGGCAATCGTGTCTACATACTGCTTTGTCGCTAGCTGCAGATTAGTTGTTGGGTTAGCAGAAACTGATACATTGGAAAACGAAACCGCGTCTCCAGTACCTACCGCTTGGCCAATGCTTATTGCCCCACTATTGTAGACAACGCCCGTTCCCCCTGAGAGGTGCGTGTCCACACTACCGTTGCTGTAGTAAAGATTAGAGCTTCCTTGGGCCAGTTTATCCGTGGTTAAAGGACTGGCAATGTTGCCACTGGAGTCTAGGTATACGGCTTTATTTGAAGGGTAGGTAAGGAAAATGTCCTTGGCCCCAGCCCCCCAGTTGACCGAGTTGCCAGAGTTTGAGGATGAAAGCACTGTGGTTCTCGCAAGAGTATTGCCACTGGCTGTGTAGGTTCCTATACCGACTTCCCAGTTAGTGTCGTCAGTTATAGCGTAATAAACAGTATCCGCATTTGAGGTAACCACCGAAAAAGCTTGAAACCCCGCTACAGCTCCCGCAAGCGTGTAGGCCCCCGTACCTGCCGTAGAGGTTGTTTCTTTTACGCGATCCGCAATAATAAGCGCCATAGCTCAAACCTCTAAATTAGTTTAGGCGATGCGAATAATAGCGTTAGCTGCATCTGCCGTTGGGAATTGTATAGTAAACGTGCCCGTAGTCGAAGTCCTATCCCCACCAAAATCAAGCACAGCGACTGTTGGGGTGCCCGCTACAGATGAGTTGTAGATTAACGCGCCTCGGGCAGTGAGTGAAGCATTGGTAAAGTCCAAATCAGTAAAGTCAACAATAGCTGTTGTACCAGCGGCTTTTGGAAAAGTGGCCGCGGTCGTAAGAGTGCCTCCACCAGCAGTGTAGCCCGCGCCCGATATCTCGTTCCCAGTGGTGTACGAAGTAGTAGCTGCGTTAAAAGTTGCACTATTAGTGTACATCGCCAACTTAAACGTATCCCCTGAAGTGGGAGTGAAGTCGTGAACACTTTTTAAAAGTTCTATTTTAAACGATGTGCACATATAGTTACCTGTAAAGGCCATATTAGAGTCTCCTGTATAACCGCCACCTTACCCGGATAAGCGGCAGTTTGCAACATTTACAAGCGCAGTGCATTAGAGCTTGCCATCTCGGTATTCATCTTGGGCGCTACGCAGCTGGACCCCAGTCAACTGGCCAAGAGCCTCACTGTATCTCGTAGAGTATAAGGCTATTAAATCCTGTTCACCCTTCATATAGGTGTACGCCTCTATTAGAGAGCCGTAAAGCAGCGCAGCTTCGGCGTTGTCTCCATACCAAGAAGTACCTGCAGTTACTATAGACGCTGGATCATAATAGTAGTGTAACTCTGCGGTATAAATGGCGTCAGTAGACGGACCCAGAATAAAGTTACCGTCGTCGCCTGCGCGGTCCCCATCAAACTGAGCATAGTATTCAGGTGTCCCCGTAGTAGCAGGGTCGGGGTACGCTTCTCGCACAAAGTTAACGTCCTTGTCTATTAAATACGTGTACGCCCCCGCCGCGTTTATTACAGCAAAAGAAAAGACCGATATAAAGTCTGAGGGTCTCGCTAAATACTTACTACCCGCAGTAAGCGTAGTGGTCGCATTCTTACGTAGTTCGGGAAGCATTATAGAGCGATTTATACGCTCCTCTGCTTGCCGAACAAAGTTGGGAATGTTGGCGACGAAGCTCGTCTCCGCATTCTGTGTGTAGTCTTGAATCGCTGTAACCAGCGCAGCATAGTTCATCAGAACTTACCCCATACTAAATTTGCCACCACGTTTGGCTGCGCCCATACCACGACACACGTTGCCGCCAGAGGCCATCTTCTTGACCTTTTCCATTTTGCCACCATAGGCTTTCGCGGTCACCTTCTTACCCTTTTGCGTTTTCATTTCGCCCTGTTTGGGTCGAGTTTTTTGTCCAAACGAACGTCCTTTAGGCGCATCTTTTCCGTACCGATCAACATTATTTAGATCGTCGATTGCTTTTCTAACTAGGGCGGAATTTTGTTTACTAGCTTCTGCTTTACCCGATTCACCGCGTTCGGCAAATTTAGCTCTAACAGCGTCGGCGTCGGCCACCATCTGATTTGCGCGACGGTCATCGGTGCCTCTAGCCGTTGGGCCGTCGGATATACCCTTCAACTTGCGTACCGCGGCCGCTGTTGCGCCGCCAACATTCATCTTCTTGACCTTTTTCATCTTGCCACCATAGGCTTTTTTATCTGGCGATGTCATGGTTTTGCGCTCCTGCATGTTTAAATTATCAATACTTCTGGTGCTGCCCTCGGAGTCAGCTGCCCTCGCCCGCCTTCTTTCTTCTGCATCTATTGCTTTTTGAGTGCGTTTTTTAGGTCGTAAAGATTTACTAGGGGCGGTCATTTTAATCTCCATTAACTGTTACGGCAACGCTTCCTACGGAGCCTATCATATATTGCGCAGGGTTCCAAACGGGATTCCAACCCCACAAACTTCTCCCCGGATTTACGTCAGGGCGGGGGTTAAGTAAAGATTGTGGGTCATTTGTTCTGGCCCGACCTATAAAGTTCTGCGGCTGGTCAGGGTCTAGTACGTCTTTACCTACACGTAGCCCCGTACGTACCCCATGCTGTACCTCGAATATAAGGTCTTCTAGCTTATAGCGGAAGCCAGTTCTATCACATATTCCGTAAGCGTGTTTACCACTGGAGTACGCGGGCATTAGCTAACTCCCCTAAAAGGGACTACCCGGAGCGTGGCTCGATCTTGATCTTGATCTGCAGCTAACCGGAACTGCTCCTCATACTCTTGTTTCAACGGCAAGACGCGCTCTGCGGCGTCAGGTTTTTTCATGGCAATGTAATAAGCCAGACCAGATACGAGCGCAGGTACAAAACGAGGGGGTATAGAATCTGTAGCCCCACCAATACCACCTGCCAAACCGGCTATGCCCTTTAGGCGATAGTATGATAATAGGTAGGGAGAAGCATCATTTGGCACAGGCCAAAGAGTAACTTTTACATCCGTAGCATTACGCTGGACGTATATTTGCGAAGGACGCCCTTGGGTATTCTTGTTCCCTTGCTGGGCGTACGTAGAAACACTCATGCGAGCGATGTAAGTATCCAGCTGTTGCGCAGTTCCTTCGTCAGTACGAAGTTGGTGTTCAATCAGATCAATAGTATCTGCAGGTAACGTGTAAGTTGATGTTCCCGCGACTAGAGCTAGGGTACCTGCCTCGATAGTGAAGAGGTTTAACCCACGGTTCTGCCACTCTAGAGTCATAATATTAAGACTGCGGCGAGCGGTTTTTAAGTCGTATCCTGAGCGCATTTCAAGGCCCGCACGCTCGTACGCTTCCTCAAACAACTCGGATAGTGCAGGTACAACTACTGGCATTCCTAAGCCTTCCTATACTTTGCCGTCTTTTTGGCAATCTTCTTGGGCTGCTTGGCAACCTGTTTACCCTTTTTAGTAGCAGTACGCTTTGCCTTGGTGGTAGCAGCATACTCTTTGTCTGACAAAGCTTTTATAGCTTTCTCGGGGAGATAACGCTCCCCCGTAGCCTTGGAACCTTGCGTAGAGGGCTTACCCGATTTGGTACCCCACTTCTGCTTGGTCCATCTACTAAGGCTTTTTTGACTTTCTGCTCTTGCCATCGGCTTTAGCCTTCGCTGTTTTACTTAAATCTTTGTAGTGTGTTATCTTTACACTCGCTTTAGTGTGGGACTTCCCAGTATGCACAGAGCCATCAGACATCTTATGAGTACTGCCCTTGTGTTCCACGCCATCTTTTTTATAGTGCTTTACGCCCTTCACGATGTGTATCCCCCACCTTTAGCTTTGTATTCCTTAGCAACCATCTGCGCCTTACGAGCGCTCCACTGACCCGGCGCACCGCCCTTACCCCCAGCTTTTACCTTTCTGAAAATCGCCTTTCGTTTCTCTGGATTATCGTAGTTACCTGCGGCGTTAACTTTAGATTCAGACTTGCCCCCAGCTTTCATCTTTGTAACAACCTTCTTTCGGTTGCCTTTAAGTTGGCTACCCATCTGGGAACGAGCTATAGTCATCTAACATTTCCACCTTTTTCTAGCCTGACGTAGGCGACTGTTGGGGTCTTTAGCAGCTTTAGGGAACTGCTTCATCTGTCCAGCAGAGCGGGCGCAGTAGGACTTACGCCGCTTGGCAGCTGCACTACCTTTTTTCACCGTACCCGTAACCGCCGTCTTCAACTTGGAGCCGGGGTTATCTTTACGGTACTTGGCCACACCCTTACTGGTCATACCCGCACCAGATTTGGTTGGGCGTTTCTGACCATCTTTTATGGTGTGGCCCTTCATAGTCCCTTTTTTCTCAGCCATAGGCTACTCTATGAGTAGGGTCATTACGTTTCCTGTGCCGGTAAAAGCGGAAACAAAACAACCGTTGTCAGCGAGTATTCCATCATTGGGAACGTACACATCATTCCAACCTACAGGTAAGGTTAGTTGAAGTATAATCGGGCCAGTAGCTGAACCGCTACGAATAGTAAAAGCGCAGGCGGCAGCGGCGTTTACTAGAACACCCTGCAACCTACCTCGTGATGGGCCTATAAGTACAACGGCATCACCTACCGCTACATTAAAGGCTCTAACGTCTTGACCAGCCATTTAGCTACTCCTTTACGGTTGTACTGCAATGTTCGCGGCTTGTACGTATTCAACTTCAAGAACACCCACACCTGCGCCAGTATTGGTACTTAGGAAACGGATACGTTTGTCGCCGACACCAATATTGAGCCAATTAGCTACTCGCCCAGCGTCTGCGCCACTTGCGATACTAATAACACCTAAAGTACCTCCTGCTGCGCCACCTGCTGCGGTAAGAGCTGTTGCGGTTGTAGTTACGCCGTCATCGTAACCAATACCACCTGTAGAAGCAGCGCCATTCCAAGCAGTTGCAACGTATAGATTTATAGCTGTGATTAAGCTGTTAGCGGGAATTATGATGGTTGTAGCAGGGTTGCCTGCGGCGATTGTAGCCGCTTGTGTAATGGCTGCACGCTGGTGCAAGACAACTTGCCCAACATTAGCCATGTTGGTACCTACGGCGGTTCCATTTGTATTGCGAATAGTACCTGACCGAATTGGTCCTGAAAATGTAGTCGTACCCATGTGAGTCTCCTGTCTGGGTTAAGTCAAACACACCATGTGTTTGTCAGGGATAATAAAATCATACATTACATTTAAGCAAAAAGAAAGGGGCAACCGAAGCTGCCCCTTGTACCCCAACGCGAACATTGGGGTTGGGAAGGAAAGGAGCTTACGCGCCTTGCGAACCATAGATGCCCAGTGGGTCGGATACGCCGAAGCTGTAACGCTCACGCGCTTTGTAGCGCACGTTGCCAGTATCGAAGTCGCCGTCCATGCCAGTAGCCATTGCAGAACGTACGAAGTGCTTCATACCGTTCGGAATGTCTGTGGTAAGGAACCAAGCGTCAGCGTCTGTTAGGTAGTGGTTTAAACCATAACCACCCGGAACTGCGCCGTTTGAACTGATCGCATTGATGTCGTTATCAGCAGTACCGACCCGCAAAGTTGTTTCCAACAGGCGAGTTGCTACAAACTGCAGAGCTGACGGGATAATGAGCTTCTGAGCGCGAGCTGCGATCAAAAGGCCACGTTCGTCAACATAAGCTGCGATATCAATGATAGCTTGTTCGAGCGAAGTTTCGTTAAGGTCAGCGTCTACCGCAGGACGGTTAGCGTTTGTACCGCCACCCACTGTTGGGTGAGCAGTGCTGAACAGTGTTACACCGTCACCAGAGTTAAACGTGTCAAAGCCCGTGTTGAGCAAGGACGCAGCTTTAACCTGCTTGGTGTAGGCCATGGCGCGAGCCAGAGCTTTTGTGTAACGTGAGGACAATGAGTCATACAGGTTGTCTTCCATCGCTTCTTCAGTGATGGCAAAGCCCATAGCAATCGTCTCGTGGGTGTAGCGAGCTGTGAACGATTCTTGTGCATTGTCATATGCAATAGAAGAACCCTCAGCTTTTGTTGGTGCTGCACCGAAACCAGACAGTTTAACTTCTTCCTCAAAGCTACGCTCTGAGGTTTCTGTCTCATAGATAGCTTCATGTTCGTTTTCGTACTTACCATACTCAAGACCAAATAAGGCGTTGAGGCCGGGAAGTAGTTCTTTTAGCGCCTGTGCGCGAGAAATAGCCATTGATTATCTCCTTACAGACCTGTGCCAGTTAGCATGGCGTGTGATGATGGATTAAACTTAACGATAACGTCCGTAAACGCATCACCAACTGTTGAGTCTACGCTATCGACAAAGCCGATAATCTTCAGACCAAGACCAGCACCAGCAGCGGCACCAGCGATGTTAAGAGAGAATGTAGAATTTCCAGTAGCTACGTTACCTGCGTTAAGCACGATTGGGCAGTTACTAAGCAGTGTAGTTTGCGCAGCGGCTGCTGTGCACTGTACTTGGAAACGTACCGCTGGATCATCGACTACATACGCTTGCGCGTCAGCAGCTACTTGACCGGCAGGCCAGTTTTGGTTCTGTAGGAAACCTTGGTTTGCATCGGTATAAGAACAACCTTGGAACACACCAATAGTACCTACGGGGAATACCGCACCGGCTGAACCGACTGTGGCAATACGTTGGATTACACCGTTAGCGTCAATAAAGACGATATCGCCGTAAAAAATTCCGGTCGCGAGCCCAGAAGTAATCGGGTACATAGTGGTAGAACCTGAGTAGGCTCGACCCCCGATTGCATTCATGGGACGTAAACCATAAGGGGCAGCAGTAGTAGCCATAAGGACCACTCCTTTAATTACGATTTTACTATAACAGCAAAGAGCACGGTGCCCCTTACCAGATGATTACCGCGAACTACGCTCAGGTCTGAGCATAGGCATACGCGGGTCAGATTCACGCATGTAGTTCCTATCGACAGCTGAGGACTGGTTTTGTGCAGACTCTAGCTGGCCATGGACGCGATCTTCTTTGTCTTCGGTCGGGATAGCGCAAAGCAATAACCCACCAACTTCGACATTGTCTTTAAAACGAGAGTCAATGTCTGACATGATGTGCAGCTCAGGATATTCATCTGCCTTTACAGGAACATAGCCATCACGGAACCTCCCAGATACGTTAGTCATGTCTGCATTACCCAATGTAGATGTGCGAATCCACCGGAATGAAAGTCCGTTGCGTGGTTCGGGGGTTGGCAGCATAGACGAGCGTTTCCAAGGTTTACGACGTTCCCCCGCTTCGCGGGTTTCAGTTGTACGTGGTTTACGATCAGCCATTTTGCATATCCTTCAGCTTCTGCGCCGCATATTCCTTAATGGATAATCCGAGGCGCTTGGCGATTGCGGCCTCCGATGAGGAGATGACAACTTTGTTGCGTGATGTGGGAGTATTTCTACCCCCCGGGGCCACCACGGAGCCAGCCTTACGTTGTGGTTGTCGAACCTCAGGTTCCACGTCCGCAAAGCGATCTGGGTAACGAGACCGCATGGCCTCATTTATCTTACTATAGTACACTTCAGAAGTAGAATCAACGCCAGACTCTAATAGTTCTTCGTGTACGAGCATAGCGTAGCGTCTCATGGTGTTGTCGCTCTCGAACCAATCGTTCTCTGCGACCCACTCCTGCGCTCTTTTATCAGGTTTCGCTACTCTAGGTGCTGATTGTTGGGCTGGCAGCGTTGCTTGTTGTGCTATTGCAGCTTTAGCAGGTTTCCAGCGTTCAACGCGGTCTGCTTCGAGTTGGAGCCTAGATAGTGACATCTGCGCTTCAACTACGGCGTCTGAGTCCCCAGCTTCGTACGCTTCTTTATACGCCCGCTTTGCGGATGTAAGTTCAGAAGCTACGCGTGCTTTAGCCTCGTTGACCAACACACCTTCGCCCTCGGAAAGGTTTTTGCGTAAGCGTTCTGCCTCGTTCTTCTGCGCCCCAGCGTACTGGACAGCAGCTTCACGTTCACGTTCGGCTTCTTCTTTACGGCGGCGTTCCTCGTGAAACTCAAACTTTAGTTTCTTGATACGTTTCTGTACCGATTCACTGTGTTTTTCAAGTTCCCCGTCGTCAGGGATGTCAGCTTCAACATCTGTGGCCCTGCGCGAGCGACCTTTGTCTTTGTCAGGAGTATCGTCTTCAATCTCCACATCAAAGTCACCGTCGTCAGATACATCTACTTCAATTTCATCAGCTTTGAGTTCTTCGCTCTCGGCGATTGCGGTACTATCGGTCATGCTCTTGTATACCCCCGTGGGTCTTCAACTACAGCTTCTACGGTATCATCGTTGATGATACGAAACTCTTTGTTGTCTACTTTAAAACGCGTACCTGAGTACGAGCGGAAGATGATAAAATCACCTTTTTCACACCATGGTCCATTGGGGAACCGGTCTTTATCTGTATAGGCTTCTGTACCTACACTGATAACATACCCAATAATAGAAGCCGTTTCTTCCATATGTTTTATTGAGTCCGGCATATAAACGCCGCCCTCTGTCTTACCATGTAGTTCTGGGATTGCGATGAGGAGTTTGTATCCTTTAGGCTCTGGCAGTTTTGCCAGTACATTCTCGTCATCTACCTTCAAGTTGGTAGCGGTCATATTAGTCTCCTGCAGTGATTAAAGGCTCACAGCGCCCTTTGCGTGAGATATCCCACGTTATTAGAATGCCTACACGTATGATGTTTAGTCATCAACGTATCTTTTTTCGACCTCTTTTAGGTCATTACGTATGGCCCCGAGGGCATCGTACTTCCCGACAAGTCGCCAATAAGTTTCTTGGTCCTTAGCACCGCCTTCGGCTAAGTGCTCTTGTATGCCTATGCGACTCTCTTCAAGTCGGGTAAAAACAACGTGGAAGATACTATTGGCCATCTATATTTAAGTCCCCTGCAACGTCCATAGCCAAGCGAACGGCTGACTCTTTCTGGTTTGTCTCCAGCTCCGCGACCTTAACTCCGATACGCGCTGCTTCTTTCTCTTCCTCAGAGTCGATACGCGCTTGCTGTAGGCGAGCGTTCTCTTGTTTGGACATAGCGTCAATTTCAATCTTCAGCTTGTCCATTTCGATCTTATGCTTCAACTCAGTCTCTTTAATCATCAACTCACGCTGTTGAATCTGAGTAAGGGGGTCAGCCTGCTGCGCAGCGGCTTGCTCTGCAGATGCTTCGGCTTGGCCTTTCTGGAAGAGCTTATCTGCTGCCTGTGCAACTAGACGCGACACCTGAACTTCCACATCTTCTGGTAGCGGCGCTTCTGGGTCTGGGAGTTCTACACCAAGTTGTTTTTGTATCTCTACACGGTACTGCAGGGCAACGTGCTCTGTAATGTGGGACATCATCGCAGCTTGAATTGCGCTTGCGAATGGTGATTGACCCACGATCTGTTGGATTTTGGGGTCCTGCATTGCGAGCATATGCGTTTGTATGTGCGCTTCGTGGTCCTGATACGCGAACGGCTTGACTGGCTCTTGCTTCAAAATCATCATATTTTCTGTCACTGGATCAGCAGGTTTGATATCCTCTGGCAGTTTGATGATATCCTCGGCGTCCTGAATACCTAGAACTTCAAGCATTTGGCGATGTAGTTTGCCCATATCGTACATTTGTGGTGCTTGCTGGGCCAACTGTAACGCGGCTTGGTACTGCATGATTCGCTGTGCCATTGTTGCTGCATTGGGGTCAGAAACCGGTATTACATCCACACGGCCATCGAAGTCGTCGGTGCGGTTAGCTGGCTCATCCATCTCATAAGCGTACTCTGCAGGCATGTAGTCGTGTACGATTTGTGCCAAGATACGTAGCTCTTGCTTCATCGCAGCGTGGAGACGGGCTTGGATGCCCGACATAACCTGCATAGAGCGTTCCATAAGCGCCAGAGTAGTGCCTACAGGGGCTTGACCGTTGATGTCACCCACTTGGATGTCACCTACTGCACCAATACGCCTACCTTCTTCTACAACGTTCCCTAGAAGGCTGTAGAGGACACTAGAGGGTTCTTTATAGGGTAGGGGCACGATTGAGTCTTTTATCGTTCCAGCGGGCACGTCTACGTCTCTGAACTCGCCCGGCATGATAGGGGAGCTGTCTCCAGTAATACGCATTCCACGGGTCTTAAAGCCTGCTGGGAGGTTAGAGAGTGTACCAGCGTCAATTAATTGCCGCATAATAGAAGTAGCAGATTTGGTTAAACCACCAAGCGTGTGGATAAGACCCGTGCCGTAGAAGCCCATCCCCGGTAGATACGGGTAGTGTACTACGTGCATACGCTTTTCACGCTTCGTGTCTTCCTCATACCAATTACGGCGGATAGCCAGTACTTTACTAGAGGATTTGTCGATTGTTACCACATAAGGCAGTGCAACACCGTTTACATCGTCAAACGGTTCGGGCAAATCTAGGTCTACGTGCATTTCTAGAAGAGTGTGGCGGGGATCGTCAGAGAATGTAGGTTCAGAACCTTCTAGCTCGTTGTACTTCTCTTCAATGTCGGTAGTTTCTTTGGTAGCTTCTGGTAGTTCTATGTCGCTGTAGAACCCGTTTACCTGAAGCTTCAATATTTCTTCCGAGGTTCGCTTCATAACATGCGTAAATCGCGGGGATGTACGGAGGTTCGACGCTCCGTAGGCCACTACAAGGTCTTCTGCGGGTACAAACTGCGCCACAGGACGCTCAGTAATGGGATCGAAGTAAATTTTCTTGAACGCGGAGCCTGCCATCGGGAGTTTGAACAGCATCTGCTCCATCTCGTCACGGTAGTCGGGCATTTTCTCTGTAATGAGGTAATTTAACTCAGTTTCAACGCGCTGGGACTGCTCGAGTTTCTCGGGGGTCATCTTTCCCACGATCTT